AATGGTTGACCAACAAAACGTTGAGTAAACAATGCAGTATCGGTCCAAATATAAATAGCATCACGACCTCTAATTGCTCCCATGATCCGTGATCCGTCGGCCAATCTCTGTGTACCAGCGGTATTGGTTGCTGTAGGTGTATATGTATTTATATCTTCTTGGTCCGAGAACCTAATAAACATATCATCTTGTGTTGACGTATCACCAATAGTTGTTTCAGTGCCATAAAATACTAAGTGACGATCGGGAGTAGATACAACCATGTGTCTTGATGCAGTAGGTGCACCAGATATAATTGTTGCTCTTGTTGTCGTTGCATTTGATAATGAAGAGTCCCATTCAAAAACTGAACTATTGTGTATTAAACAAATAGCTTTGTCTCCAAAATTATCAATAGACCACATACCAGGTTCAATAATTAAATCTCCAGATGCTGCTTCACCCCATGCAATATAATCAGTTGAATTTGTAACTGTTACACCATCACTATGAGATGCTGCTGTTGTCCCAGCAACTCCTCTTGTTAAACCTGTTAATGTGTTACCACTAACACCAGTATAAGAAATTTCTTCTGATCCTATAATTACAAAATTAGTTCCAGTGCTAGGAAATAAAGAAGCATCAGTTAAAGTAAGAGTAGTTACAGCACTATTAATTGCACCATTTAAAGTAGTTGTAAATGCTCCAGCAGCTTCTCCACCCCATGAACCTAATCCATATCCAAATCCTTTTGCCTGTACTGCTGGACCAACATGATAGTAATGCTGAACTCTAATACCACCTGATGTTGTTGCACCAGATCCTGATTCGTTTGAGGGCATTGTAATAGTTAAAGTTGTAGTCGAAGGCACAGATGTAACCATAAATTTTTTATCGTCAAAATCAGATGCGCTAAAATTAGATCCTGTAATTGAACTAAAACTATCTAAAAGAATAATATCATCTTCTTGTATATTATGTGCTGATGAAAACGTTATTGTAACTGTGGGTGAACCATTAGTTGTACTAAATGCACTTGTTAATGTGGTAGTAGATTTAATAGGATGTATGTCATAAAATATACCTCCTGAATATGCATATAAAATACTGTTTGTTCCTATAATGGCATATTTTCTACCTAAACTATTTACATAATGATGAAGACCTCTAGTGGCCCCTGTTAATTCGTCAGTTCCTAATTGTTTCCAACCACCTATTTTTTCCGGTGTGCCATATCTAAAACGTACGTTATCACAGTCGGTCCATTGACCTTCAGCTGTGGTTTCTGAAATTTGTTTATTTATGCCTGGTTGAAAACCTATTTTCTGTAACATATATGTCCTTATTTATTAAAAATCTTAATAAAGCAAGTGAGTATGTGTGGTGTAATACTCACTCGCCAATGTTTTATATCAATCTTTACTTATAAAATCAACTCAGCTAAGTCTTGATTTGGCCCTATTTTACCTTTGAGGAAAGTATTAAATGCAAGACTTATTCTAGTATTAGAACCCTTTTTATTATCTACTTGATGAGTTGTAGAAGATGGAAACATTATTATCTCACCAGTTTCTACCGGAAAAAACCAAGAAGAAGAATTATATGGGTTATATTTATCTTTATTAATTTCAGGGGATATTTGTTTATATGATATTGGATTAAAAAATTTTATTAAATCAGTTTCTTTGTTTGAATCAATATACAAAACACCTGATGCAAATGAATTAGGATGTTCATGTTTATGATGAAATTCATTTTCTTCCGTATAATTTAACCAAGACTGAGTTACATAAATTTTTATATCTTTCTTTGGACAAACAACATTATTTAAATAACTTTGACAAACTTCGTCCACAAATTGTTTAATATTTTTAAGTTCAGGTCTATTTAAAATATAATTATCTTTAGTATGAATATTACCTGAATTATTTACACAATAATTTTTTTGATCATTTACAAATTCTAATTCTTCTTTTGTAAACTCTCTATCTATACCTGTCATGTAAACAGGAATTGGAAATAATCCATGAATTTTATAATCTTTCATTAATAACACCAAGATACAAATGAATATCTTGTTCCTTTTGTAACTGGTTTAACTAAATGTGGATATAAAAATACTGATGGAAATATTATAACATCTCCAGGTTTAAATTTTATTTGATAGTCATCAAACATAATAAATTCTCCACCTTCATAATCATCATTTAAAACACCAACAATACTTAAAATTGGTATACCTCTTTTGTCTCCTGTAAATAAACTATGGATATGATCACAATGTTTAGACATTATTTGATTTTTATTATATCTATTAAATCTTAATTTGCGAAAACCTTTCCAACCATCAAATTGTGGTCCACCTATTTTGTCAATAACAATATATTTTTCTAATGCTTTCCAAGTTAATCTCATTAACTCTTCTATATAAGTTAAATCATCTCCATAACAAATATCAAGTTCTTTTTCTCCATTTTTATCAAATTCATTATAATTCTGTGTGCTTGTATAAAAATGTCTTTTCCATGTTTTATTTTTTTTTAATTCTTTTAAAGAATCATCTAAAATATTTTGAGGAATCCAATTATCTAAATGAAGTATGTAATTTTTTAAATCTAAAGATTGTTTTTTCACACCACTAAAAATATATTTGTTTTATTATTCTCGTAAATCCCAAGCTTGATCTGTTTCATTCCAATTATATACTTGACCATCTGTAGGATAAGAAACAGGTGCTTCCCATTGGCAAGTATCTTCATTTATTGTCCAACTGTCATAAGGTTTTATTGGAATAAAAGCATCTCTTGTTTGATCATATCTTCCACCAACAGCAGCATAATTTTTTCTAAAAGGTGTTCCGCCTAATTTATGTTCTCCAGCAAAAGTATTGTAAGACGTCTGTATCCAAGTGTCAGCTGTATTGTGAATACTATTTAAAAAATCCGCACCAGCTTGTTCAGTTGTAGCAATATCATTGTGTACCACCTCGACTCTTTCAACTATGCTTCCAGTTCCTATTTTTGCAAAATGTGCCATAATAATCTCCTACGCTGTGTAAGTTCCACTTCCTGTAAATTTAATAATTGTATCTTCTCCGTCTGTTGTAACAGTTGGAGAACCACTTGTTGTGCCTGGATAAGCCGCTGTTCTTACTCTTAAGATAACAACTCCACTTCCACCAGCACCAGTTGAACCTCCACCATCTGTTCCACCAGATCCTCCCCCTGTATTAGCAGGTGAAGCAGTTGAATTTCCTGATGGTAAGACACCATCTGTTCCGCCACCAGCACCACCGTCTCCCGGTGCGCCGCCACCGCCACCACCAAAATTAGTTGCAGTTGCTGTTATTCCTACTGATAAACCATCTCCACCATTTTTTGAAGGTGCTCCAAAACCAGCTTCTCCAGTTCCTCCACCGCCACCAGTTCCACCAATACCACCATCAAAACCTTCTCCTGCAGTACCTAAACCATTTGGTGAACTACCTGGTGCAGAACTACCGCCACCACAACCGCCGTCTTTTGCATTTATTGCTGATGGAGAATTATAACCACCTCCACCTCCGCCACCTGTAGTTACTGAAATAATTTTTCCTCCCTTTTGAGCACGAAGAGAAGAACTTGAACCATTATTACCAGCAGCGTTTGGACTAACGCCCGCACCTCCACCACCAATAGTTACAGTATAAACATCTCCTGCGGTTACCACTCCTGTGCCTTGTTTTAAACCTCCAGCACCTCCGCCACCACCAGAGTTTGCACCACCAGATGCTCCTCCAGCAACATTTAAAAAACGTAAAACTGTTTGAGTTTTATCTTTAACAGTGCTGTCTAATTTTGGAATCCAACCTTTTGTTGAACCTGAATAAATTAATTCTACGTGCTGTCCATTTTCATTATAAACTGGAACAGAAGATCCTGTTCCTTGAAAATTTAAACCATTGTCAGCTAGAGTAACTGAATGAAGTGCCCATGTTCTTGAATAATCTGCAAGTTCTACAATATCTCCAACAGATCCTGAAGCTGGTAAAGTTACTACTACATCTCCAGAAGCAGTATTAACCCAAAAACCTTGTCCAGCTACTGCTGTAAAATCAGCAGTTTTAATAGATGATTGCCATTGTGTTCCACCAGATGCATCAGTAAAAGATAAAGTACCTGATCCATCTGTTTTTAATATTTGATCTGCTGATCCGTCAGCATTTGGAAAAGTTAATCCATCAAGAACAATGTTTCCTGAACCATTTGGTGTAACAGCAATATTACCATTAGCTGCATCTGTAATTTGAATTACTCCAGAGTCTGTTCCACCATTAGTATTTAAAATTAAATCAGTTGCTCCACCAGTTGTTAGTGTAAGTGTTCCAGCACCATTTGAAGCTATTGTTGCTGCAGCATCAGCATCACCAACTGTTAACGTATCAGCAGATGCTACTACATCTCCAGTTCCGTTTGGAGTAAGAGTTATATTACCATTTGAACCATCTGTAATTGTTATGTTTCCAGAGTTCGTTCCTGAGTTAGTATCTAATATTAAATCATGTGCTCCACTAGATGTAACAGTAGCGTTTGCAGCTCCTGTTCCAACTTTAGTTTCACCACTTCCTTTTGGAATAATAGCTACATCAATATTTGTATCTCCACCTGTTGCAGATATACTTGGTGCATTACTTGTTGCTGCATTTGTAATATCAAATTGATTTACTGCAGAAGCTGTAGTTTGAAATACAATTTGTTCATTACCATTTTCATCAGTGATACCATGAGCATCATCAAAAGATATGTTAAAACTATTTGTATCTAAATTACCACCTAATTGAGGTGAAGTATCATCAACAACATCAGTTATACCAGTTCCAATTGCTAATGTATCTATATCAGGATTAGTTCCATCGTTTGCTGTTGCAAATACAATTTTGTCTCCCTTATCTGTTGCTGAGAAAGTAAATGAATCTCCTGATCCAGAAGCGTATTTAAATTGTACTGTGTGAGATCCTGAAGTTGAATTTCTTAAAATATAAAAGTTTTGTACATCAATTGGAATTGTAACTATTTGATTACCTGAAATTGTTCCAGTAAATTCTATCATTCTGTGTGCAAGTTCTGCACCAGTTGATCCATCAGAAACAACTAAAGCTGTAGTTTGTGCACCACCTGCTATTGATTTTGCAATGTAGCCACCTGAAATTTGTTCAATAACAGATAAATTGGTATTAGTTTTTGTTCCCCACGTACCGGCATTTTCTCCAGTTGCTTGAAGTTCTATACCAAGAGGTGTGTATGTTGATGCCATAAATTTTTCTCCTATGCAGCGTCAGTATAACTTGTATTTGATCCAGTTGCAACATTTGAATACGAACTATCCGATCCTGTAGATAGACCAGAATAAGAAGAATTCGATCCTGTTGATGAGGTGTTATACGAAGTATTTGAACCAGTGTCAATATTTTGATAAGATTTAATTCCTAATATTCCTACACTTGATGTTATTTCAATACCTGTTAAACCCATTACATCAGCTGGTGATAGTGACCCAACATTAGTTGTAGAAGATTGACCAGATAACTCATACGCAAATTCAAGAGTAAATGAACCTACACTAGTTGATGCTGACACACCTGATATATCAATTAATTCTGCACGTCCAACTTCAAGGGTTCCTACACTTGTTGTTGCAGATACTCCTGTAATTATTTCTTCGGGACCAAATTCTAAACCTAGTGTACCTAAACCTGAAGTAGCAGTTACTCCTGATAATATTCCAACTGTACCAAATTCTAAACCTAATGTGCCTTGATTTATTGTAGATGATTGTCCGGTAATTGCTGGTGTTGAATCTAATCTAATAGTTGTTGAGCCAACATTTGTTGTAGCTTCTTGACCAGATAAACCCATTACATCTGCAGGAGCTATTGAACCTACACTTGAAGTTAAACCTTGACCAACTAAAGTTATAATTTCATTTGGAGATTCACCCCAAGAATTATCTCCCCATGCATCTCTACCCCAACCAACTAAAGTCCCGGCATAAGATATTGTTGGAGTTGCAAAAGTTGCAGACACACCTGTTACAGCAACTCCTAATTCTGCATCTATGTCAAGACTTCCTACTTCTGCAGTCATGGAGTGGTTTGCACCAACCATTTCTAAAG